TGTTACTCCCAAAACATTTTTTCTAAAATACTGTAAGTCAACGGCATTTAAAATTCTTTGTTCAGCAGACTCTATGAAGTTTGGAATATTTGCTACAAAGGTTGTTTCTGCATTGTCTGTATAGTTCTGAATAGCAGAAGTTAAAGTTGAAAGTGTATAGCTCATGACGTCTCCACCGTAACTGTACCAACTTTTCCTATACAAATGGGAATAAGCTCATACTCTAAACTAGTTAAATTAAAAGCTGGAAGCTGAACCTGAGAAGGGATCTTATCATTCGGAGGTCTAGGATTTCTTACCGATTCTGGATCTGGACCTATATGAGGAGAATACAACTGTGGTTGTTTGGGATCAAACTCATCGGGACCCACTAACGCTCCAGTCCATTCTTTTCTCATATCCTTTAAACGATACCTAAAGCCTGACCGATCTGATATACCCCACGTATGTTTAGCTGTTGCGTATGCCATTAATTCCTCAAATATCTAGCACTTGGTTGTAACTTTAAAGAAACTCTTTGTTCGTCTTCTTCAGCAGCGCGTGTAAATTCTTCTTCATATATAGTTTTTAATACTTGGAGTCGCTCTGGTGCTCGTTTCATAGCCATATAATAAGCTAATCCAGCAACCATGCAAGGGTAGAACCTAAAAGGAAGATCAGTGGTGTTAATTAAAGTGTCTGCATCTTCTAGTCTTCTAACATAGTAATAAATAATTTGATCAGTAGAATTTTCAGGCACCGCCCAAAGATTAATTACTGGTGCAATTTGCCTGTTGAACCAAAACTGACTAGGTCTACCTTGAGTAGTTTTATCTGGTAGACCAACATAATCTGATCTACTAATTTCCCCTAACGTGTAGTCAGTGCCATCTCTACGTAATACAACCTCTAGCATACTAACAACATCTGGATCTAACGTTATGGTAGCCGTGCCCTTAGTCACTGTTACTGTACCATTAGAAACAGTCCAAAGATTTAAACCTCTATTAGCCCAGTCCGCAAACATTAAATTTAGAGAACGTCTAGCAGTTCTTGCATCATATCCAGTGCGGACTTCTAGCCCACACCTTTCATAGGCTTCCTCAATAACCTCTGCTACATCTAAATTAAAATCTCTTGAACCAGAAGTTGCCATTAGTTCATTCCTTTTTTATACGACATCCCTCGACCAGGCATTACCATACCACCATTAGTGTATTTTGTGTTTGCCGTCAAAGCCGCTGTTTCAAAGTCTTTACTTGAAGGTGCTTTTTCAGAGTTAACGGGGTTCATTTTTTCTCCAGAACCTTCAGCTATACGTTTTTGTTTTGCATGTATATTAGCATATAAACCTGGTTTCTTTTTCATTGTGTTACTCCTCCTTGAAGGTGAGGTGGTTATTTGTTTGTCCATTTGAGAGCGAGCTATAGTCATTGGAGCCTTTCCTTTGAATAAAATCTTCCCATAAGGGCTTAATCATCCTATAGTTTTCAGATACTTTAAAAGAAGTTATTTCACTTCTTTTATCAAGAGATATTAGAGTGAGGCACATCCAAGACATGAGTCCTACAGCGAAAGCAATAGTGACGCCAACTGTTATTTCTTTTACCATTAACGACATTTCCATCGCTTTCTAGCTTGCCTTAAACGACTATTAGGATCTTTAGCCGCCTTTGGAAACTTTTTCATTTGTCCAGCAGAACGAGCACAATATGACTTACGTCTTTTTGCATCCTTACTGCCAGGCTTTACCTTTCCAGTAACTGCTGTCTTTAACTTACTACCAGGATTCTTCCTTCGATAAGCCTTTACACCTGCCGTAGTCATCCCCGCACCACTTTTAGTAGAACGGAAATTTTTTTTATTACGCTTTGGCATTTCTCCTTTAGAAGGCATCTTACATCCTATGCGTGATAGAACATCATTAAATCCATAGTCGCTACAATAAAGGTCACATAACAACCTGCTGTAAACAACACACCTTCATCAGGAATAAACGGATCGTCTGAAGTGCTGTCTGTTCCAATTGATCGAAACTGTATTAATTCAGTACCTGTACCACCTGTGTTTCTAATGTTAGCTTTTCCGGCTGTACCACCAGAAACAAAAGAAAATCCTTTTAATCTACATCTTCCTGCAAAGACCACACCTAAAGCATTATTGTTAATGCCCGCGGATACGTTTCCTGCTGGATTACCTACAGCCGTTATGCTTGCAATTGTTTTAAAATAACCAGAGCTTGTCGCTGTTCCAGCGTTAGCTCCCGTGACAGACTCAGTCAAGGTATCACCATTTACATCTGTGCCAACCACAGTAAATGATTTTGAAGAGTCATTTCCTGCTGATAAAATTGTTACTTGCCTTCCAGAGGCATTTGTGACGCTTCCACCATCAGCTAAAGCACCGCCAATTACTAGAGCTGCGTTGTTGCCAACAGAAGTCGCTGTTGAAATACCATCTGCATCTAGAGCTACTTCATCGCTAATAATGACCGGGGTTAGATCTGATCCTGCCATTTTAATCTCCTTTATAAAAGCGGTAGGGGTTTCCCCCTACCTAATTAAGAATTATGCGACTTGAACATATTCGATAATAAAAGTGAACGATCCATCAGTCGTGGAGTTTACAGTGTTCGTAATGTTGCAGAAAATGTTACGAGCCGCTGATGCATACTGTACAGAAGCTGGTGCAGTAGTGCCGTCTTGTGTCTGAAGAACTAATTCTGTTAGCGTTACGTTACCGACTACAACAGTCGTACCAGCATCAAGAATCTCATCTGTCTGAGCCGCAACGATTTGTGCGCCTGAACTAGATGTACCAACCTCATAACCAATGTCGCCTGAACCAATAACTGGCGCAGTAACACAAAATATTTTAATGTTAGTAATGATCGTGTTTGCCGGCTGTGCAAATGTACCGATTGCAGGACTGTCCCCTGCTGTTGAGTTAACTGTCACACCAGTAACGTGAGCAACATGCTTAACAAATAGGCTGTCTACTGCTGCTGAAAGTGTTGTTGCACCTGTAACTGCAAGAGTTCCACCTACCGAAGCGTTTGTGCCGTAAGTTGAATTAGTTGTAAAAGCACCTGTAGAGGAACTTTTTGTAACGTCTTTAAATCCGTTTTCGGAGCGGACTGCTCCTGTAAAGGTTGTATTAGCCATTTAAATCTCCTTGTCGTGGCAAATGTCAGCCGCATTATGCGACTGTCAAGGTACTTTTACGTTACACCACCTTTCCATAAAAAGAAAGAGGGTAACTTAGACAATCAATCGCTTGATTTTTCTTTAAGAACCAGTCCAAATATTGCACAGATAATACCTGCCCACGTTAATAGTGGCATAGTAAGTACAATACCTAAACCTACTCCAACTACCGCAGCAGCGCCATAGCTTGAAGGCTCTTTTAATCTTCCTTTAATCCAATCCATAATTTTCTCCTAATTAAGGTTACAAAAAAAGGCGACCAAAGCCGCCTTTTTTAATCAGTATTTTAAAGCAATTAAGCTCCGGGTGTACCAAACACACCGCGCCAATCTGAAACTCCAAAAGAATATCTTTCGCGAGCTTTGAAGCGCATGTTTCCTGTATCAAAATCGCCTTCCATGGCAGTTTTAATAGCAGAACGGTTAAAGTATTTAAAACCGTTTGGAGCGTCTGTTTTGATAAAGTACGCATCGGAATCGGTGAGGAAGTGATTTACTGTCGCACCTTCTGGGAGCATTCCCATATTCTTCATCGCATTGTTATCGTTGTCCGCAGTTCCGCTACGCAAGTTTGAGTTCATTACTCTTTCCGCAATAAATTGCAGTTCTTTTGGAATAATTAACTTCATACCACGTATCGCAATCTTTAGACCACGCTCGTCAGTCATGCCTGCTATGTCAATCAGCATTGATTCAAGAGAAGTCTCGTTGAGATCTGCTGCTGTTCCTAGCAAGTTGCTTTGGTTGCCAGACAACGAAGGGTGAGCCGCTGAACATAACGCTGCACCGTCGCCAATCACATGAACACCTGTGCTAAACGCATTGTTTAGTACGTTAGATGCTTTGATTTGCTTCGTTTGAGCCATGGAACGAGCCAGAGCTTTTGTGTAGCGTGACGCAAGACGGTCATACAAGTTGTCTTCGATAGCTTCCTCAGTAATTGAGAACGCTAAAGCAATCGTTTCGTTTGTATAACGAGCAGTGTATGTTTCCTGTGCATCGTCAAAGCTTATTGCTCCGCCTTCACTTTTTACAGGTGCAGATGCAAATCCGCCCAACATTACTTCTTCTTCAAAAGCTCGGTCTGAACTTTCTTCGTCAAAGATTTCTGAATGCTCGTTTTCGTAACGATTGTATTCTAACCCAAATAACGCATTCAGGCCCGGTTCTAGCTCTTTAGCTAGTTGTGCGCGTGATATAGCCATTTTCTAGTCTCCTATACGCCAGTTGTAGAAACAGTACCCGCTGCAATGGAGCCAGTAGGCGCATTGAAGTGGTTGTTTATACGAACGATTAATGGGATACCCGCAGCAGTGAAATCAGAATTAGCGGGGTCATCTACGACGCCCATAACTCTTAATGCCAATGTGTTGGTGGTTGCGATTGTATTCAAATCGGCGGTTGCAGAAGATAGTCCAGTAGTTGTTGAACCACTGTTACCTGTTGCAAAAGCGATGTTTGCGAATACTGCTGCACGAACTTCCGCTTCAGTGTTCGCCGCAGCTACAACGTTAGACGTAGCAACTTGGAACAATTGATTTGGATCGTCGTACACAAAAGCTTTAACGGGATAAGAACTATCCGCGCCAGAGCCGGGCCAGTAATTCGACCATACTGTTTCACCAGTAGTAGAGGACACGTACTCACATCCGCCAAAAACACCCACGATAGAAACGTTACCACCAGCCGCAGCTTGTAGATCGTCAATAACGCCCGCAGCTAACGGAATAACCGCCATGCCGTGGAAAATAGGGTTTGAGTTGTCAGATGC